GTAGCACCTGAGGCTATCATTCATACTAATAGTGGTATAATGGATGCCGGTAGAAGTCGTGTATTATCTCACTTGCACAAATCAGTTAAGATTGTAAATCAATTAAGAATGCTTGAAGACGCGTTAGTTATCTATCGTATATCTAGAGCACCTGAACGTAGAATTTTTTATATCGATGTAGGTAACCTTCCAAGAGGTAAAGCAGAAGAATATGTAAGAAATATGATGTCTCAATATCGTAACAAGATTGTATACGATGCTGATAACGGTGAAGTTCGTGACGACAGAAAACATAAATCAATGCTTGAAGATTTCTTCTTACCTCGTAGAGAAGGTGGCAGAGGAACAGAAATCACGACACTACCTGGAGGTGAAAACCTTGGGCAGATTGATGATATTCTATTCTTCCAAAAGAAACTTTATAAATCATTGAATGTACCTTTAAGTCGTCTTGAATCTGAAAGCGGATTCCAGGTCGGTCGTGCTACTGAAATCAACAGAGAAGAAGTTAAATTCCATAAATTTATTTCAAGACTTCGTCAAAGATTCTCACAAGTATTTTTGCAGGCTTTGAAAACTCAGTTGATTCTTAAAGGTATCATCAATGAAGACGATTGGCCAATGATTTCAGAAAACATTTATGTTGACTTCCAAAAAGATAATCATTTCTCTGAGCTAAAAGAATTTGAAGTTCTAAGAGAAAGATTTGAAATGGTAAGTCAAATGGATGCTCTTATCGAACAAGGATATTACTCAAGAGAATGGGTACGTAAAAATATTCTACAGTTAGATGACCAAGAGATTGAAATGATTGATAAACAGATTGCTGGTGAGAAAGCTGAAGAAGGTGGAGAAGAAGACGATAATATGTTTGCTTCTACACAAAATTCACCCAATTCTTTAGAATCTGAACTTGATGGTGGTGAATTAGAGGCTTCACTAGACAATAAAGACACTCAATTAGAAGATATGATTGAGTTTGTGGACTAGTGAACATGATTTCACCCGTCTAAACTACTAAATTATATAAATAACAATATGGAAAAATCAAATAAGATACTCGCCTCTTTATACAGAGGTGACAAAGAAGGTGCTACAAATGCTTTTGAAAACGCAATGAAAGATAAAGCAGATGAAGCAATCAAAGTAAAAAAGGTTGCAGTAGCAGCAGATATTTTTAACAAAGGATAATACATGAGACTTATAACCGAACATTTTGATAAATTAGAATACATCACAGAGGATAAAGACGGCAAGAAAGCTACTTTCATTGAAGGTATCTTTATGCAGGCTGAAAAGAAAAATCGAAATGGTCGGGTTTATCCTAAACAAATTTTATTCGATGCCGTTGAAAAATACGTCATTGAACAGGTTAATAATGGACGGGCAGTTGGAGAGTTAGACCACCCCGAAGGTCCACAAATTAACCTCGATAAAGTTTCACACAAAATCACCGAACTTAGGTTCGATGGTGATAATGTTGTTGGAAAGGCACAAATACTAAACACACCTATGGGTAAAATCGTTGAAGGTCTTATCGAAGGTGGAGTTAAGTTAGGTGTCTCTAGCCGTGGTATGGGAACAGTTGAGAATAAGCAAGATGCGACATATGTAAATGATGATTACATTCTTGCAACAGTAGATATCGTCCAAGACCCTTCAGCCCAAGGTGCTTTCGTAGATGGCATTATGGAAGGCGTGGAGTGGATATGGGAAAACGGTATCTTAAAGCCTCAGCAAATTGAAAAGTATGAGACTGAAATTCGTGAAGCCTCTTCTGCAGAACTAGCTTCTGTTCAAGAAAAGGTATTTAAGGATTTCCTCTCCAAACTCTAAACATAAGGAATAATTAAAAATTATGGCTCAAAACTTAAATTCAGAAGATAAATCACTATTGGAAACAATAGCTCAAACTCTTGAGTCTGAACTCCTAGAGAATGAAGAGGTAGAATCTAAAACAGAAGAAGTGGTTGAAGAAACATCAACTGAAAACTCTGTTGAAGAAGCTGCAGTCTTTAAAGTATGGGGCGAAGATGAAGAACAAGATGCTGAGAAAGAAGTTTCTGAAACTGAAGAATCAGAGGAAGAGTCTGTAGACGAAGAAGAAGATGACGGAATCGATGGTACTAAAGAACCAGACGAAGACCCATCAGATGCTGAAGTTATGGACGAAGCGGAACATGAAGACGATGAGTCTGAAGAAGAAGAAGACGACGATGTAGACGTTGACGATGTCGATATATCTGCAGATGATGCAGAAGATGATATGGAAGACGAAGCTGAAGTTGAAGTCGGTGACGACGAAGAAGAAGTCGGAGATGATGAAGACGAAGAAGAAGTCGAAGAAACTGAAGAGATGGCTGATGTACAATCAGGTGATTCAGATGAAGACGATGGAATCGACGGTGCGGCTGAGCCGGACCAAGACGTTGATGATGCTATCAACCAAATCTCAAAGACTATCACAGCTGCAGCTGCTGCTAAAGCAAAAGAAAAGATTGAAGCAAGTTACTCTTCAATGAAAGAAGATTTAGATGTACTGTGTGCAGAAGATGATTCTCTTTCAGAAGATTTTAAAACAAAAGCTGCTACTATCTTCGAAGCTGCCGTTACAGCTAAAGTACGTGAACACGTTGAAGATTTGAAAGAATCTTATGCGGACACCGTTCAAGAAGAAGTCAAAGAACTTCACGAAGGTTTAGTAGATAAGATTGACAGTTACCTAACATATGTTGCTGAACAATGGATTCAGAAGAATGAAGTAGGAGTTACAAATGTACTTCGCACTGAAATCACAGAATCATTTATGGCTTCTATTAAGGAATCATTTGTTAATCACTATATCGAAATGCCAGAAGGTAAGACTGATATGTTTGACGAAGTAAGTCAACAGAATGCAGAATTATCTGAAAGCGTTGAATCTAAACAAGAAGAGATTGATTCACTTCAAGAACAAATCAATACTTTACAAAAATCACAAATCGTGTCTGATTTATCAGAAGGTTTAGTTGCAACTGACGCGACTAAATTTAAAGCACTCACACAAGATATTGTTTTCGAATCAAGTGAGCAATTCACTAAGAAAGCAAAAATCATTCGTGAATCTTATTTCTCTAAGAAATCAGTTAAAGAAGAAACAGTTCAAGAAGAACAAAACACAAACACAACAGAAACCGTGACACTTGAAGAAGTCAAAGAAGAAAAGACTTATTCAGATATTATGTCACGTTATTTAAAAGCTTCTAGCAAACTAGAAAACGAAGCTTTTTAACATATCACAATAACAACAATTAGAAAGATTTAAAAATGTTTAATTCAGAAAATGCTCAAAAGAAATGGGCTCCTTTATTGGAACATGGCGATTGCGCCCCAATTAAGGATTCCTACCGTAAGGCTGTAACAGCAGTCTTATTGGACAACCAAGAGAAAGCATTGGTTGAAGCACGTTCTCACTCAAACTTTTCTCTTAATGAGGGAAATGATACAGTAGCGGGTAACGTACAAAACTTCGACCCAGTGCTTATCGCTCTTGTACGTCGTGCTATGCCATCATTGATTGCATACGACGTTGCCGGTGTTCAGCCAATGGCTGGACCAACAGGTCTTATATTCTCAATGCGTGCTAAATATGGTGCTAATAACCAAGCAGTAACTTCAGGTGATGAAGCTTTATTTGATGAAGCAATTGCTAAGTTCTCTGGTGACTCTCCAGGTACTGGTATCGCAACTGCTACAGGTGAAAGCCTTAATGCTGGTGCGACTGGTGCGACTCAAATGTCTGCAATGGGATTCACTATCGATAAAGCTACTGTAACTGCTGAGACTCGTGCTCTTAAAGCTGGTTACACAATGGAGCTTGCACAAGACCTTAAAGCAATTCATGGTCTTGACGCTGAAGCTGAATTGGCTAACATCCTATCTACTGAAATCCTTGCGGAAATCAATAGAGAAGTTATTAGTCGTATTCAATCAGAAGCTCGCACAGCAGCTCTAACTTCAGGTGCTTCATTCGACTTCGATACACCTTCATCAGCTACATCTTCAAGCACTCTTGGTGCTCGTTGGGGTGGGGAAAAATTCCAAGCTCTTGCGTTCCAAATCGAACGTGTTGCTAACGACATTGGTGTAAGAACACGTCGTGGTAAAGGTAACTTCGCTATCGTTTCTCCAAACGTAGCATCAGCTCTTGCTGCATCAGGTTACTTAAACTATGGTGAAGCAGTTAAAGAAAACGGCTTAAATGTTGACGCTCAAGTTAACACATTCGCTGGTGTTCTTAATGGCAGCACTAAGATTTATGTTGACCCTTATGCTGTATCTGGTGACCCAGAAGTTACAGTTGGATATCGTGGAGCTTCTCCATACGATGCAGGATTATTCTATTGCCCATACGTTCCTTTAACAATGGTTAAAGCAGTTGGGGAAGAAGACTTCCAGCCAAGAATCGCCTTCAAGACTCGCTATGGAATGGTTTCAAATCCATACGCGATCACTTACTCAAGTGGTGAAGGTAATGATTCTGCTGTAAGCAACAATCCTTACTTCCAAAAGTTCGACGTAACAGGAATTTAATAAGCATTTGCTTTAAATTTCAATTTAAGAGGAGTTCTTCGGAGCTCCTCTTTTTTTGTAGTTAGATATAAAAAAATATATAAATAGTATTGTATGACTACCAATAATTCAATCACTGCTGCTATCAATCAAAATAAAAAATTAACGCCTGTAAGAGTAGAACAAGTTTCGGCCGCTTCATTAGGATTTAGTAATATTGATAATACAAGAGATATTAATAAACCGGTATCTACAGCGCAACAGGCTGCGCTAGATTTAAAGGCAAATATAGAATCACCTACATTTACTGGAACTGTTAGTGGCATCACATCAACAATGGTTGGATTAGGAAATGTCACTAATGAATCAAAAACTACTATATTTACCAATTCAGCATTGACTGGAATACCTACTGCACCAACTGCTGACTCTCCGACGAATACTACACAGATTGCTACCACACAATTTGTTCAGACTAGAGTGACAACAAAGATTAATGAATTGATTGGTGACGCCGGAACTACTTTAGATTCATTAGGGGAATTGGCCGATGCATTAAATGATAGTCCTGCAATTATTACTAATTTAAAATCTCAGTTAACAGCACACGAATCGAGAACTGATAATCCACATAATGTAACTGCTAGTCTAATAGGATTAGGGAATGTTACAAATGAATCCAAAGCTACTATGTTTAGTAACCCAACGTTTACTGGAACAGTAAGTGGCGTGACTAAATCAATGGTTGGATTAGGAAATGTAGAAAATAAAACCAGTGCTACTATTCGTGGTGAAATAGTAGATTCAGATATACCATCTACAATTACAAGAGATACCGAATTACAAACTTTTACAGGTTCTGCTAATATTACAACTGTTGGAACTATAGGAACAGGAACGTGGCAAGGGACTGCGATAGAGACTACATATATTGGTAATCTTCCTGCTAATAAAATTACATCAGGCACTTTTACTGATAGCCTTATTCCCAATCTAGCGACAAGTAAAATTACATCAGGCGTATTTAGTTCTCCAAGGTTACCGAATAGAACAGCAGGAGATATTACAACAGGTGTTTTCCACGCAGATAGAATACCAAATAATTTACCAACAAGTAAAATAAACTCTGGAGTGTTTGATTCACCAAGGATTCCTAGATTAAGTATACACGCAGTTAAAATCACTGAAGGTACTATTGATGATGCTAGAATCCCAAGTTCAATTGCAAGAGATAGTGAATTAAGTGCTCATACAAATTCTACATCAAATCCTCACAGTGTTACCAAAGCCCAAGTTGGATTAGGAAGTGTAGATAATACTTCCGACCAAGATAAACCAATTTCAACATCTCAACAAACTGCATTAGATGCTAAAGCGCCAACTGCTAATCCAACATTTACTGGAACTGTAAGTGGTGTGACTAAAGCGATGGTTGGATTAAGTCAAGTATCTAATCAATCACCCGCTGAATTATTCGCATCAGCAGGGTTAACTGGTAATCCCACAGCACCAACACAAACAGCTTCTGATAATACAACAAAGATTGCGACTACAGAATATGTGACATCTGCTGTCGCATCACTTATAGATAGTGCACCAGGAAGTTTAAATACTTTAAATGAATTAGCAGAAGCATTAAATGATTCACCATCACAGATAGATAATATTTTAGCTTCTGTTGGTCAAAGATTAGTTATAGGAAATAATTTATCAGATTTAAATAATGCTTCTACAGCAAGAACCAATTTAGGATTAGGTAATGTTGAAGATACTGCTATCAGTACATTTGCTGGCTCTTCTAATATAACCACAGTAGGAACAATTTCAACAGGTACTTGGCAAGGCACAGCGATCGCAAATGCTTATGTGGCTGATTTACCAACAAGTAAGATTACCTCAGGTACTTTTGCAGATGCTAGAATTGCATCAAGTAATGTAACTCAACATTCTGGTGATATTACTTCAGTAGGAACATTAACATCTTTAACCACGTCTGGTAATCTTACTGCAGATGGTACAGACCATCGACTCAATATAGGAA